AAAGGGTGACTGCGATAAGCGGTTTATCCCTCCAAACTGACAACTAATGAAATAGCTACCTTATTGGCGTGGGGCGGCTATTTCTTTTTTATATTGTTACATAAAGAAATTATGTTAATAATTACTAAACAAAATGTAAGTAACTCCATTAAATCCATTGTAACTCACCCCCGTTTCCGAGGGAAGATTTAAACCGCCTACCGTTTTATGCAGAAACCCGATTCACTTTTTAGTCCTGATTTACTCAGGACTTTTTTATTATATCACGAATGTATTATTTTGTCAATTTATATCGTTTTTGGATAATAAATATGATATGGCAACGTAACAGGATTATTAGTCAAATCCGCATAGCATTCAAACGTTGCCTTAATAACTGTAGCTTCTTTGTTTTTACCTTCAATTTCAAGTCCGCTGGTGCAGAGAGCGTATTCAAATATAACTACAATATCTCTTCCGTCAAGGGTCTTTCCGACAAAACCAAGGTTTTCTATGTAATCGCCTTCGCTTATTTTTTGATTGGAAATTATCTCGGTATATCTTGAAGATATCTCTCCCCCTGTATTCAATGCGCCAACAACCATCATTTTCAGTATTTCCGGCGTTACTTCAATAATATTGGCTTCAACCTTAGCAGTCTCACCCGTTTTTACCGCTAATCCCTTTACCTTTACTGTTGCTCCGTCTACTTCAACATCGCTGAATTCCGGTATAATGGAAAGCTTTGTGCCGCCGCTTGTTGCGCCTATTACCGTACTTATCAGATTCCAGCCTGTATATTTTTCAAAATATGTTTTATTTTGTATAAATGATTCGTCAGTAGTTTCAGTGTACGATACTCCTCCGCTTGAACCGCCTGATATAGTGTAATAGGTTTTGTCGGGGTGTTTATACGTATCAGTTGTCGGTGCATAATGCTCGCCGTATTTTAATCCCTTGTGGAATGTTCCGGCACCAAACATTATATTCCCCGGTGTATTTTTAGATATGCCTGAATGCAGTACTTCATCATTAATTCCTGCCATGTTATTTCACTCTCCATTCTTTTACTTTTAAATTTATTTGTATTCGTTTGAGTTCGTCAACTCCTGTAGGAACAGGCATTGACGAGGTATAGAAAACGGCAATACCCGTTTTATCTTCGAGTATCGCCGTTAATCCGTCTTCCGGAAAAATATTTTTTATTTCAGCTTTTGATTGCTCAAGACTCAGCCATGAATCCCGTGTTGTTCCTGTAAGAAGAAATGTACTATTACTTTCCCCGTCCTCATTGATAGGCTCAGATTCAGTATATGAACCGACAAAATAAGGATACTGAATATCCTTTGTCCATTCTTCAAAACAATATGGGATTCCAGCGGCATTAAGTTTGTCGGCTATAAATTTAAGTCCGTTTACCGTCATTTTCCCATCTCCGATTTTATAATCCGTTCTGCCTCTTTGACTATGGCGGAACGTTTTGTCTCAAAAGCATTATGTAACATTCTTCGGGGTTTTTTACCGTTAGTTTTATAAAATGCTTTCCCATTTTTACCATACACAATCACTACTTTCCCATTATATGACGGTCTTTTCTTGCCTACATATCCATCAACTGGAATATACCATGGAGTATTTCTTCCTTTTTCTAACGCGTAATCGCCAGTGCCAAATTCCTCCCATATTGCATTTTCAATTTTATTACCTATTATAGCTTCGCCCTTAGATTCATCAACAGCGAACCCCCATTTGTTTTCAGTATCAGTAGTTGCACCCACTACGGTATTTTGTTTAGCCTGAGATTCTATAACTTCAGCCGCCTGATATAGCCAGCTAATAATTGCATCATTCAAAGCGGCTTTAACCTTAATGGAATCGTCCTTTAATTCAACGCTCATCACTGACCTCCCGTAAATTTCAGATAGATTTCCAACTGTTCATTCAGCTCCATAGGATTATCAATAATCATGATATCGTAAATCTTGCCTTTAATAACGACTCTGCTTTTTTCAGCAGAAATACTCTTGTCAAGACTTACATAATCACAAATAAAAACATGGGTTGATTCCTGTATTTTAGCATTGTAGGTATTGTATTTAGAATCTCCTCCTGACATGTCAAGAAAGCCGATTATGCTTTGAATTGTTTTCCACGCTTTTACAGCTTCGCCAATTTCATTTGTTGTTGATTTGAAAACTTGAAAATCCGCTTTAATATTACCGCCTATTCCTTTCATGCTAAAACCTCGCCTTTATATACGGTTTCAAGAAACCCAATAAGGATTTAGGGTAGCCCATTACCGAATTATCACTGTCCATATTAAAATATGTCACTGAATGCCTTGATATTGTTTCTGACTGAATCCCCACCTTGTCACGATTCTGCAAGTCCCATTTCAGCATATTCACCACACCCATTATAACATCGGGCGGATACTCCACTTTTGTTATTAGATTCTTCTGACAATCAATCAGATCACTGTCAGTAATTATTCCTGTATCGGAAATTTCTTTGACTGTATATACTCCGTTATTCAGCAGACTATCAGAAATCTGAATGGTATCCCCAATTTTAAGATACTGCGGAGGGGTTAATATTTGATTATCCAGTACCGCAGACTGAGAGCGTATAGAACGCAACTGAAAGTTATTATTTGTGTATTTACGAATTAATGATTCCAGTGCCTGAAGCTTTACTTCAAGCACGGAATCGGATTCTTCTGTCTCTATGTACTGCTTTAAGTCAGCAGCTGAGATAATCATAAAAAAATCACCTTATTTCTTAAACTTTGCAAGGACAATTTTAGCGTCATTTGTTAATGCTACTCCATAATATTTTGCGGCTGTAATGTCATGACGCTGTGCTTTCGGAAACCATTCATGATCAACCTGAGTATCCTTTTTCAGGAAGATTGTCAGCGCCGGAAGCTCGTCTTCTGTATACTCAGTTTCCGGATTATCCGGCTGTAACTTGATAATCGGACAAAGATAATACTGTGAAGCTGCCGCAACGGCATTTACTTTGTCACCTACCCCAAGCTTTGCCTGACAATACGGCTGAACTGTTGAAAGTTTCTTAGCTGTAGAGGATTCTGTACCGTTCTCTGCAACAATGGTAATCGTACCATCTTCTGCCTTTTCGTACTGAATAAGCTTTACCTTTTTGGACTTCTTAATCCAACAGCCTGCTATCTTACCAATCGCACCGTTTACAGCAACACCGCTTGTGAATTTATCAGCCGACAGGAAATCATCGTCTTTGAGAAGTGTTGCTTCTTGCGCCGGATTGATAAACATAACCTTTTCAATTCCGTCCTCTTCATCTTCAAACTTTGCGTTTGCATCGACAATTCCATCATAGGAAACTGCCGCAAGTGTTGAAGCCGTATAAATATTAGTACCTGTATATGCTGCATCAAGTACGTCATTGTCAACCTTACCGGCTATGGATTTTGAAAGCTGTGTTTCAGCCTGACCGATCGGATTTCCCAAACCGCTGTTAATAGCTGTCTGATAAATCGAAATCGACTTACCGGCACATTTGATTGTGAATGTTGTGCTTGAAGCTGTTAGCTTTGCAGTCTGCATTTCGTTCCCCTGCTCAGGGTCAAAGTCCTCAGCATCACCTACATAATTCCATGATGGTACTGTTTTTGTATCACCGGCTGTGCCCTGTAATGTAGTATCAACCTTTGCATAAGGAGTAAGCTTACATAGTGCTACCGTTTTTGCTTCAATCATATCTCCCATTACTTGTGGATTAATAATGTCATTTAATTTAGTTACTGACATAATAAATTACCTGCCTTTCTTAATTTTTCATGGCTTCATTATATGCATCAGGATTTTCAGCATATAAAGCTGCCCTTTCCGCATAGGGTTTCTTCAGAATTTCATCCTTAGTTAATGTATTTTCTTCCCTGCCGCCGGGAAGTCTGTTGTCTCCCAAAACCTTAAAGCCGCCTTTATTTTCACCAGATTCAAACATATTCGGGAACTGTGTTTTCAGTCCGGAAAGCTTATCCTCCCAGCCTTTGATATCACCGTTTTCATCAAGTTCTAGTTTTTCGCCTTTTTCATTCAGCTTGAATGTAAGATAATCCACATCGGCAGCTTTTGCGGAAAGCAGTGCGACTTTAACTGCGGATTTGAGTCTGGTTTCTTCAAGCTGCTCCTGTAGATTGATAATATCGGTTTCATAGCCGGAAATTTTAGCTTGTAAATCCTCATTTCCGTTTGTTGCTTTTTTCAAATCTGCAATAAGCGTATTAGCTGTGGCAAGTTCAGTTTCCTTACCTTTGAGAGTTTCATTTAAAGCATCGTAATCGCTTTTATTTACATATTCTCCGGTACTGATATTTCCGATTTTCACCTGTTTGTCCTTGTTGGCTTCTGAACCGTTATACTCATTGATTTTAGATTCAAATTGAGAGTACAGTTCCTCACCCAGAATTGCCTTTAAAAATTCCATTTAAATCTCCTTTCTAAGCAGTTTTTCGTCATGCTTGGGACAGTGCGTGACCGCACGGGACATATAAAAAGCACCTCGGTGAAGTGCTTAATCAACTATTCAATTATATCAATGCCATATTCTTTAGCACATTCGTGCTCAATTCTGCATCCTCTTGCATCATTCCAGCCTTTGCAGAAGTAAACCACATCAGCAGATGAAAGAAGTTCAATCGACTTACCGAGAAACCATAAAGGCTTAGTTTCAGCAGGAGCGTTTTGAAAAAATGAATCAATAACTTCAATATCATCTTTCATGATATCCTTAGCAATTGTAATCGCTTCGTTTCGCTCTCGGAGAATTTCTTCGTCTGTTTTTCCTCGCATTGGCTGTGAAATAAATAATTTTTTCATACGGAATTGTCAATATAATCCCAGTACTTTTGCTTAAAATCATAGTAATCTTTTACATTATCAAAATACATCAGCTCGCCGGTTTCATTATTCCGCTTAGTAAATGCGCCGTCTAAATCCCATCGGGGCTTTGTAAGTAAAACGCATCTGCAATTACAATCCTCCGCCGCAACTCCAAAATTCAGCGGAGCACAAGCTGTCAAACCATCTACTTCAAAATCTTCCTCCAGTTCTCTTACCTGACCGTCAAGCTGTCTGTGATGCGGGCGTGTCACACCATCAAGGGTAGCGTCCCAGACTTTAACAGTATCCGCTCCTCTCGCTTTTGCTTTTAAGGCAGCGTCAAGAGCGGAACGATTATGTATCCTGTTACCCTCTGTTCTTACTATTCTCATTGACTGATTGACCGTGATATTTGCATGACTGCGTATATTTCGCGCTATTTCAGCATACGGCGAAGCTGTCGATATTCCTCTTGAGATCTCGGAAGAAATACGCTTTTTCAGATCGCTTACGTTATTCCCCATTTTAGTATAAAGTCCCTCAGAAATTTTACTGTCAAGTATTATAGCTTCAACAATTTCTTCCTGATTAATAGGAAAAATCAACGGTATTCCCTGCCCCTGCAAATCGTAAAGCGTACCAATAAATCCGTCTTCATAACAATCTTTCAAGTAATCGCTTACCGATTCATACTGATTACTGTTTAGATTTTCAAGTATAGCAGAGACCTGACCTTTTAACGCTTTCTGATATTCTATCCGATAAATTTTTGACTGTGTAAGTTCATCGGATAAAAGTATCTTTATTTTTTCGTCAATTTCCGAAAGAGACGATTCATAAATCTTTTTCAATTCAGAAAGTATCTCTTTTTCACTTTTAAGCTGATGTTTAAGCAGTTCCTTTTGCCGATTATTCATTTTGCTTTTTTCCTTATATCCTTAAGAGCTTCGGCATATTTATTATTGTAATCAGTACGTATATTTGCCTTTTCCGTTTTAGCAGAAGCGCTTATTGAGTTTCTCTGATTTTTTGCATCAGATGTAACACCCGCTTTTCTTTTTGCATATGTTTCCCGTACTTTAGAAATTTCCTCCTGAATACGCTGCCTGGCAAACTTCTTTTGATCCGGATTCATATTTTGCAATTTAGTTCTGAGACTGGTAATTATATTGGAACATGACTTCGCAAACATTTCTCTTTTTGCCTTGGCAGCAGCGGTAACATCTGCTCTTTGCCCCTGTGCCTTTTTGGTTACGCTTTCAAGCTTCTGCTTTTTCTCTGCACTCAGCTTATCCTTGACATACGCCGCCATTTCCTTTTGGGAATTCGTCATGCCTTTTGTGGATTGCCGACCTTTAAGCTTTTTATGCTTTTCATAATACTCGTGCGCCTTTACGGGGTCATAATATTTACTTGCATATGCCATTTAACCAAACTCCTCTAATAAACTTTCTAACATGTCAAGTACGGCTTGTTGTGTTTGCTGTTCTTCGTCTGAAATATCTTCTCCTTCAATTGCCGATTCGGCAGCTAAAAGACTTTCGTCTGCGTTTTCCAAATCCGGAAGCCTATCCTTAATTTCTTCGTAATCAATATCAAGTACCTCGCATATGTTCTGCATAAGCGTTTCACTGTCAAGCTGCGCCGCAAGATTCAGCAGCGTATTGATTCTCACAGACTGTTCCTGCGCTTCTGTAAGTTTAATTTGTGCATTTTCCTGCGCATTGCTCATAACTTCACGCTTAAAATTAAAGTAAACGTCTTTCATTTGATAATCGGTCTTGTTATGCTCATTTATTTCGTCAAGTACCGGCTTTAAAAGCTTTCTCAAAAATTGCTTTAAGCGGATTTCAAGCTTTGAACATTTCAGGTCAAGCAGTGAGTATGCCGCCTTAATCGCAATATTGGTTGTAGCGTTGGTATCTTTCAATCCGGAAGTATTAAGCCCCATTCCAAATCGGTAAATATTTTTCTCATCAAGTTCAAGCTTGGCTTGTCTTGCCTGATACGGAATGTCAACGGTTTTTACATCAATATCACCGTCTTCCCCAACTCCGATCATCTTTTTGGTCTTTAAATTCTGCTGCAATTCGTTGAGGTCGTTGCCCTGAAAACCCTTTACTGCATATACCGGAGTATCAAAATCAGCAAGATTATTTGAAAGACTTGAAGCCATCAAGTCGTAATCATCAATCAGGTCTTTTACGGCTTTTAGCCCTGTAATTTGCTTTTTGTTATTGTCCAGACGGAAAAACGGAATAAATCCGAATCCCTTAAAATACGTCTTTTCACCCTTTGAATATAAAGTATGAGGTCTGGGATTTATTTTTTCTGATTCGTCTTTTTCAATTTTTCCATCGTTACTCTGAACAAAATAATAAACCTGTTCTTTATCCCACACCTGAATCCTAACTATTTTTTTATGCTCTTTTTCAATGCGGTCTATATATTTGTAAATTACGCAATCCGTATCGCTGTCAGTATCCTTTGATCGAACCTCAACTACCCCCAAAGAATCGGCACACTGAAATGAAATTCTATCCTCGGAATTTTTATAGGCGTACATGTATTCAAATCCTTTTGCTATACAGCCCGTAAGCGTTTCCGATAATTCAGCGGAAAAATCTTCATTGCAGTTGAAATAATCGTCCAGTTCTTGCTGAAGTTCCGGTATATCCGATTTTATGTATTCATCACCCGAAAGCATATACTGTACCGCCTGATCTACAAGTTCGGCAAAGAAAGCATGTGGAATCCTGTAATTTGCTCTGTACTTATCTTCAACCAAAATTCCGTCATCATTGTAATAAAATAAACGGTAGTCTTTTATGTCATGCTCCCCTTCGTAATATGACTGCCCTTTTCTTGCGTGCAGTTTCTTTTCAGAACTGTAATCCTCTGAAATGATCCGCTGTATTTCCTCAGCTGTCAGCATTTTTTCACCTCCATTAATAAAGCCATTGATTTTTCTTGTTTAATATCGTATTACAAAAATACCTTACTGCGTCCATAGCGTGGTCATGTTCTTTAATCGGTTTATCTTCACCGTGCTTTGCCGCTTTTTCGTCCCATACATATGCTGAAAATTCTGAAATGGCATTCGTGCAGCAATTCATAAACGCAATCTTTTCACCCTCAAGAAGTGAACTTGTAAATCTAATTCCTTCCAAAACATCGTTATCCGCTTTGCCCACCGGAAGTCCTTTTCGTCTCAGACACGCTATAAAGCTTGCCGCCGATGGGTCTACGATAATCAATCTTATTTTTTTATCGCCAATAAATTCAATCATATCCTCCGCATATTCTTCATCAGTTTTTTGCACGCCTTTTAATCTGCCGTCATAATAATATTCTTTGGTACAAATCCATCTTCCGTCTTTTGCTTTTTCCCACAATAAAAATGCAGTAGGATTCAGCGTGCCATAGTCCACGGAAATGTATTTTGCATTATTATCATCAATTTTGGGTAATTCAGAAAGTACATGCTTCTGTTTTGAAAACATATCATATATAACCCCCTCCGCTAATACCCACAGTCCCTTAATATATCT